CAGATTTCTTGGCTGCATCACCCATTTGGGTGGTAGACTGTTGTAGTTCATTAGCACTTTCAGATGCAGCAGTAAGACCATCCTGTATGGATGTTAGTCTTTCTGCCATCCCGTCTAGGTTTTCGCATTGAAGTGCTGAACATAGCTCCATAGCAAGGGATACTTGGGAACTAATTTGCTGGGACTGTGCATCCAGCATAGCAGCACGATCAGAGAGGACCTGATTTATTTGCTGCTGTATTTGTAAGTTTTTTCCCTCGTCAGCCACGCTATAGCTCCGGAATTACAGTTTGCGTGGCATTAGCCACAACTTATAAGTATTCCCATGGCAAATTTTTAGGGAAATCAAAGGACCCAGGTCAGGCCTGTCTCTCTCTTAAATCGAGAGGCTGCAGCCTTCTTGACCTGAATCAATTCGTTCACGCGATCTAGGCCGGTGCCCTGATGCTCTAACGCCTCATACAGCCGCTTGGTAGCAGATATTGCTTTTTGTGTCGCATCGATCTTTGAAGGTGAGCCAGAGAATTTCATCCCCGTCTTATTTCCTAAGATATGAGCAGCAATAGCTGAGAAAAATACTTTTTCGTGAATTGAATTTGACATCTTAAAACCTCAATACTAAATATCACGCTCTAAGTAAAACGTCTGAGGTTCGCTGGCACCATACTCCTGTACCTACCCATCATTGAACGGGCGTCCGGGGTATTGTGCTGCGCAGCCCTAGACTGCGTGTTACCGTTTTTGCTTGAAGCCTTAATCTCTTTGTTGATTCTCTTAATAAACCAATGCCTTTGCCATATGGGAATATTATAGGCTTCCACATAGGAAAACCCACAATAGTACATGAGACAGAATATTTGCTCGAGATAAGCTTCCTTATCACTCGGTGTCAGGCCAAAAAAACGAGGCCCCGAGGGGCAACCTTACCTCCGAATGCTCTAGGCAGCTAGGACAATCCATCCATGACTTCATGTCGATTCCAGGCTCATTATTGTCAATAAATCGACGAAGGACAAGCGAGTCCCTAGCCGGCATATTCCTAATGAACAATCCAATCTTATTCCGATCCGTCTTTCCATCAACTGAAACAATCGCATGCTGCAATCTCATTGTAACGAGATGATCAGCGGTCATACCCTGCTTCTTTCGTCGTTCATTTGTGACCATGATCTCTTGTTCATCATGCCCAGTCAAGAACTTAAACCGTACCGTCTTTTTCGTAACAGGTAGCACAGTTTCAAAAGCATTAGCACCTTCAGCAACCGGTGTAATCTGTAATCGATTAATCGCTAGATCGGCTAGATTAAAGACCTGCTTTGACCTTTCCCCGCAGGCAGGACAATCAACTTCAACCTTATAGTCAGCACCATAGCCTGTGACCCGAAGCGCTGTCATTACTGCGTTTCTATCACCGGAAAGCATATCATCAACATTGATTGACTTATCAATTAAGCAAGACTGAAGGAGATGCGAAATAACCGTACCCTTCTTGATCAAAGCCTTGGAAGTAAGAATATCCTCTTCCCTAGCAGTCATAGCTCGAATCTCAACCGTTTCTTTTCTATACAGCGGAGATTCCGGGGGGTATGTAATACCTCCGGAAGGTAGAGGGACACTCTCAACTGGTACCTCATAGCCGAATTCCTCGAGCATTACGTTCGTCTTCGGCATCATTTGAGAAGCTGTGCTTCCCTGAAACACCTTGTTTCTTTCTTCTCTTGTTTTATCTTCAGACACAATAGACCTCACATGTGACGTTGTTATAGTCGTCTTTGATAAATATCCACCACTTTATCTTTTCTGTAAAATGTAAAAAGCCTCCCGAAGGAGGCTTTTATTTTTGACCGATATGTTAGCTGTGCATCAGTATTGAAGCACGCAGTTGTCAAACCTGAGGGTGAGTGAAACCTCGGTAGGATCTTCTGCAGCATAATCCAGGTCACCAAACGTTGCGTTTGTGAGGAATGCTCCCTTAAGGTCCCAAAGTTCAACAACTGTACCAACAGGATCTAGAAGCTTAAGCTGACAATCTCTCTTATAGAAATCAGCATAACCAGCACGTCCTGATACGGATTCAAAGTGAGTTCGTACCCATTCCATAACCTGCTGTGCCCCTGAAGGTGCGATTGGATCGTGTAGTGTTACAGTAATTGCGTCAAATTTTGTTTTTCCTGCAAGGAACCTGGTGGAGTTCATATATGAAATCTCTTGTTCCGCAGTATTGATTGTCGGACGTGCTGCTGTTTTCATAAGGAATGAATCAATTCCTTCGATTGCAAACACCCATCTAAATTTGCGCTTGGGCTCAAACTTATTGGGCAACATATCTGTAACTGAAAGTGTCTCGGCCATTTTATTTTCTCCTAGCTATGCGCTACCTATCTAAGTATTCAACTCGTAGAGTTTTTTGATTTAAATCTCTGCACCCGCGTTAGTAATGACAAAATCAAGTGAGATAAACTCTAGAGCTCTTGTCGGTTGTAAGAAGATCTTACCGCGGATTGTGTTATTTTCCACATCTGCCTGTGTTGTCGTAGTTGTATCAATAACAACCTTGAACTTGTCTAGACCCTGCTGTTGCTGAATCCTTGCTAGCACCGGTTGAACTGACTGCGAGAACTTTGCCAATGTGTCTTCCCTGTTTGGCTCGAAAAGAACTCTTCTTGAGAGCTTTCGAACCCTTCTTCTAATCTCAATTAACAGACGTCGTACATTGACTCTATCAAGTGCACTCTGTGAAGCAAGGACCGTCTTCTGTCCGAATGCCACAACTCCCGGTGTATGGGGGAATGCAGTGATGGGGTTGATGTCGACTTCATATAGTGAATCAAGGTTATCCCTGTTAAGCTTCACCTGGGACTCTAGGATGCCCTTGAGTGCACCCCTTGTGAAACCAGCAGGGGCAAACCAAGGATGCGCTACAGCATCATTCAGGCCGTAGGCTCCAAGGATTGCTACCGAAGGAGGAACCTGAACATTTGTCTGTGTTACAGGGTCCGTCAGAACAACGTCTGGGAAGTAAGCTGCAGCAAAGGATGAGTCCAGGTTTCTTCCTGCAAAGTCCTCAGCTGTAAGCGTGACGCTAATTCTTTGATCAAGCGAAGACGTAACAACATTGTTTGTGGTGTCTCTCTCTTGAATGTCCATGATGTACATAGCATCAAATCGATCTTCCACAGTGTCAATCGCGTAATCAGTTACTCCCTCGTGTCTCTGTCCAGGAATTACCAGCAACTGAATATCACAATCTGATTTCTCTTCAATGATGTCCAGCGCCTTCCTATAGGCTGAGATGGTCGGTCCGTTTGTTCCTCCCTGACCACTTGGGATTGAGAGGTTATCTGTCATTTCTCTAGATGATGCAACATTTGAGAATGATGACTTCTCTTTGTCAAAGATATTGACACCGTCGAACCCACCCTGCATCATGAATGAGAACTTAAGGAATCTCCTCGCACTGAGCGTTCCGAAATCCTTAGAAGGATCAAGGAACCTTGAGCTGGATATGTCTACATCCAAAGTCCCATCTCTTCTGTATGCAGCGGAGTCCCACTGCTTGGGATCAGGGGTGTCATTTGATTGTGTCTTGACCTGAATTCTCTCTAGCGTAAAGATATTATTGTTAAACCTATCTGAGTCAAGAACAGTTCCGTCAACATCAGCAGCCCCAGCGTTGTCGCCTACCCACCAGTGTTGAGTGTTTGTTGCCATACATGGCTTCCACTTTGATAGTGCATGCAACGTATCATCAACCTTTTCATTTTTATTAGGCTCTGTACGCTTATCATTGACTGAGAACTGCTGCCCCCAGTAAAGATCTGCATCTACCCTTTTCTTGGGTGAAACACCTACAGCAACTGTGTGCCTAAGTGGCATTGGAGGTACTGAGACTCTGTGGAATACGTCGTTGCCAATGAGCAGCTCCGAACTGTGGTCCGCTATATCTGCATAAAGCGGTACTGCATTCATGATAGAAGAGCCTGAGGTAACAAGGTGCTTAGGCCCCCTGAAGCCACAGGGTACTGATGTCTCCGGTGCTTCCCCTCTGGAAACTTCCTTGGCCATCTCGACGCGAATATACCTGGATGCATTAGGGTAAATACCTTCTGCGACCAAACGCTGCCCTCCTGGCTTCTTCTCGAAATCATAGAATAGATTCCTGTCACCAATAACCCTAGCAATGTACCTGTCATTTCCAGGATCAAGGCTAAGCTTTGTAAATCTTTCCAGAGCCTGCACATTCCTGTCATTATCACCGAACCTTCTGACCAAGAGGTCAAAAGTTCCGTATGGATCGTTCTCATTTGTAGAAGCCTGAATGTTCTCGATGCTGATCTTAAACTTTCTAGAACCTGCGGAACCTGCATCAAGCGAGTGAAGCTTAAACAGATCGTTGGCAGCGCCACCAAACTTTTGAGAAATAACCCATGGTGACTCTGCGTGACTGAATCGATCACGCCAGTTGTCAAAGTTAGGAACGGTAGCCGTACCTGAGTTACGTGCAACTGAACTTGTCATAAGGAATGCGACCGGCTCGACTGTTTGATATCCACTGGTTTCTACCATCCGAGCTTCGGAAGAATTCGATGTAAGACCAGATCCAGTTACGACAGCATAGTCTGGGTAAACATTATACCAGCTGTGCAGGTAATGACCATACTCCTCAATCTTTGTGGGATCAGTATTGAAAATGTTCGGGAAATAGTTCGCGGCAGTTGGGTCAAAAGACGCCGTTAAGATATTCGGCTTTGCGGATGATGTCTCCTTAAGGCCGTTGCAGAACATAACGAACTCTTGTCTTGCATCCTGCAAGTTAACACTTCCGACCATGTAACCGGCATCACCCCCAGTTGCCCAAGATCCTTTTGCTTCCTTGTCTGGGGCTGGTGCATTGTTGTTTATCCAGCTGCTGCTGAGTGAAAGAATAACACCTGAAGGTGCCATCACAATCCCTCGCATAATTGGAAGAGAAGAAGTGATCATCTGCTGCACACCTACAGTAGGCGCAGGTTCCGCGGCGGTTGACGTTCCTGGTCTCATGCCGGCATCGTAGAATATATCTGATCCTGCTGACTGTGACATGAAACAACCGAGAACATAAGCACGTCCGGGAGGGCCCTTTGTTGCGTCTAGGCCTCCAGTAAAGTTTGCGCTAGCGGCATCAGTTGTTCCCTGCAACGAGAAAGCGCCGGCTGCAGATACTTGTGCTACAGTAGCATCATTTCCATCCGAGCCTGAGTCGCTACCATTTGTGACTGTTACTGTATCGGTGCTGCCCGCCGTTGCGCTGAACCCTGTTACAGCGTTAATTGCGGTCGCGAGATTTGTTGCAGTATTTATATCACCCGTAGCTGGGGTGCCATGACTCTGGACTGTAAATCCATCAGTTCCTGGGTTCGCTGCATTAGCAGTTACTGTCTTTGTTGTTCCATCTACTGCAGTTACTGTAACTGTTGCGGCAGGCGCACCTGATCCAGCAGCAGCCGTACCTGCAGTAATTGTCTGGTCACCAGTCGTATCGGCGGCATTGGCAGGACAGTTGACGGCGATATCGGTAACTGCCGAAACAATAGCACCACCATAGGGACCGAAGTCAGCTGCATAGGTACCGCTATCTGCTGAGTTTGAGCCCCTGAGCTCAAGCTGGACACCGCTTGTGTTAACAACCGTTGCGTAGAAAACGCTTCCGATACCACCAATGGGCCCGAGCTGCCAGCCGGCACCAAACCTAAACCCGGTTGTGGCGGCATCCCCTTCATCCGTGCACCCGCTATCCGAATATGTCGAGGATCGTTCACCAAGTGCATGTGCAATACGCGCAGCAAGTTCCGCTAGTGATGCGTCTCCACCTGTGGTACCATCATTACATATAATCTGGCAGTCGTAATCATTTGTAGGAGCAGGAATATTGCCTACACCCTTAGCGGTGTTAGCAAAGGTGATCGTGTGATCAACAAATGCAGCGCCTGTCGAGTCTTTAAACCCTGCGCCTCCACCACCAGCGGAGCCAAGCATTTTAATTGTAATTACGTTCCCTGCAAGGCCGGTGCGGGTGGCGCTCTGCATGAAGATACCACCACCGGCCGTATTCGTACCAGCTGAAATTATGGCACCCCTACCAGTCGGAATAATCCTGTAGTCGTCAACCTTGACTGTTGCAGTTGCTGCAACCACCGCCAGCTCACCACCGGTAAATGGATTATCGCCAACGTATCCATTGGCCTGTACCTGTTCATTACCGACAATGTAACCAGCGTTCTTAACGCCACCGGCCCTAGTGTCACCATCGTCTGCTGACAGACGCTTTTTACCGTCGCCAACACCCAGGATTCTCATATAGAGTCCTGATCTGGCATTCTTCATCCACTCATTCATTGCGAGTGGACCAAATTTCTTACCATCAGTCGGCCCGAACGTAGCTACAAAATCTTGATATGTTGCCACAACGACCGGAACGAAAGCCGGTCCCTTCTGTGCGGTACCGATTACGGCAGCAGGCACTCCCTGCGGTACTACAACTGTTGGGCCAGTAAGATCAATTTCTCTGTGTGATACGCCCGCGCTTTTAAACGTCAATTCAGCCATTGCTTGTTGCTCCTACGCTTTGCTTTTGCTTTCCTTTATAGGTATTCATCTACGAAAAATCCACGCCGCTATTTGTGATAATGAAGTCAATCGAGATGAACTCAACAGTGCGAGTCGGTACGAGGATAATCCTACCATTCATCTTGTTTGCCTCGACATCTTCTGCGGTGTTGTTTGTATCATCGCAAACAACCCTAAAACTCTCGATTCCTGCTTGGGACTGTACAAGTGCAAGTAGTGGTGATACTGAGCCAACGAACCTTGCCCTGGTGGCAGCGTTATTGGGCTCAAATAGTAGCTTATCAGCCACCCTAACAACTTGTCGCTTGACCTCAAGCAACATTCTTCGAACGTTGACCCTGTCTAGTGCAGATTTTGCCATTTGCAGTGTCTTCTGTCCGAAGATTACGTACGTTGTGTTTGCAGTGTTGGGGAATTGAGCAATCGGGTTAATCCTTGCGTCATACAATGTATCCCTATCACCCTGAGTCAATCGAATGTCAAGGTTGGATACAAATCCTAATGCAGCCCTGTTGAAGCCTGCAGGTGCAAACCATGGGTACCCAACCCTATCGTTATAGGCTATAGCGCCTACTGCTGCGATAGATGCAGGTACCTGTACGTTCATATTATTAATAGGATCATTGAGAACAACGTCTGGGAAGTATGTCGCAGTGTAGTTGTTATCAATTGCCCTAGATTCAAACTGTTCTGATGTCTCTCTAACATCTGGGTTACGGTTGTCTTCAATCGTAGTGCTAGAGAATGCATGATCACCGAACAGCCTGACTCCGTTTTCGTCATAACTTGGGATATCCATAACATACATTGCCATGGAGTATGCCTTGACCGCGTCACACGCATCGTCAGTTACAAACGAGTCTCTGATTCCTGGGATTGCCAATAGGTTTGTGTTGACCGTAAGCGGGTCATTCATGATCCTAATGGCTGTCCTGTATGCAAAGACGATGTTATTGAGCTTTCCAGTACCAGCGACGTTGCCATCTTTGAGCCCCGTATCTGTATAGTCTGTCGTAGCCTTTCCACCAGTGTCACTGGACGACGCCTTGTCATTCATGTACAGGTTGTCCCTGTCAAGAATATTTAGTCCGTCGAACCCACCATAGAAGGGCATCGTAAACTTGGCAAAGTCAGTAAATCTATTGAAGTGAATAGATGAAGAATTTACCAGCGTTGCTAGAGTAATTCTCTTTACAGTCGGTTGTCCTGGATCTGGAATGGTGTATGTTGAACCATCATTAAGCCCGTTCCTGAGATATGCTGCATCTAGCATGTGCTGCTTAGCACTACCGGTCATGTCTGAAATATGACCAGAGTTTAGCTGATTGTAGAATGCGACTCTCGAAAGGCTAAACTTGTTATCGTTAAAGAAGTCCGCGGACGAACCGGTTACCAACGTATCAAGCTTTGCGATACCGCTCATTTTGCATAAGGATGAAACCAACGGGTTAGCTACCTGGCTGATATTTGCATTTAAGCAGGCCTGAGCAACAGATCCCGTCTTTGGCATCCTTGTTGTCTTAAGGCCCCAGTAGTACCTGCCATCAACACGCTCGCGAGGGCCATGTTCACCAGAAAGGTAGGGCCCTTGAAGAACCTGCCCTCTCGTAACCTTGAACCTAAACGGCATGGGTGGAACGATTGATCCGGTTAGGGATGTCACAAACAAGCCGGCGGCACCAGAATCGGTACCAGCAGAGACAAACCCTCCTTGCAGCAGTGAGCCGGGGCTGTCATTTCTTAAAGACAGCCGAGGATTACCTGCATTTGCCTGACCCAAGTTGTTACCATTCCTGTCTGTCAAAGCGACAGTCGAAACATCTGTCAGCGAATCAGAGGTCTTAAGGACCGGCACACCGGCGAATCCAAACGGTAACGAATCTGCAGGAATGTCTGCACTCTCGACAGACTTTTGCATTTGAACTCGAATATAGCTTGACTTGTTCGGGTACTTGCCTTGAATTACCAGTCTCTTTTCGTCATCAAGTTCGGCGTCAAAGTCATAAAAGACTTTCTTGTCACCAATCTTGGCAGCGATATAGTTTTCATCATTGGGATTTAGGGTGCACTCAGGGTATGTCTCTAGAACCTCTTTAGCAACGTCAACATCGCTGAAGCGGCGAACCTGAACCTCAAATGTTCCGTACTTGTTGTTAGGATCAGTAGAAGCCCTTAGGTTTGCTATTGAGATCTTAACCTGACTATTACCCCATGCACCATCAGACAATGTCTCAAAGTGGAACAGCGGAAATTCTACATTTCCAAAGGGCTGCGAAATAACGCT